AGCCATTATAGGTGATGACCTGACAATTACATCGTCTAAACTACTAAATTGGCTTAAAAGCCAGTCTAAGAGCTCCTCAGACACAACTATGTAATCATCAACTGGTCTTGTCATAGCTATATTAAATAGTGAGTTCTTAAGATAAGGTCTATCGTCTTGATATATTACATTTAATATATGTGTAATTGATGCAAAGTTATTTATAGTCTCGTCGTTAGCCATTTCCAAGAGTTCTGAGTTCTCATAGAATTTCAGATATACTTTAGCCATTAGCTCTAGTAAGATGTGTGTAGTTGAGTACACAACATCATCTAAAACTAAATACTTCTCATTATGTATCATACTATCATCTCCAGTTAGCATACATGTACATACATGCAAGTATTCCATATATCATTACAAATATGTACCAACCATTACGTCTTGTAAACTCCATCTTCACTTGTCTATTAATCTTACCGTATCTTTTGTATTTGTACCAATTACGAAATACAGCATAGTTGAGTATCATTATGAATATTCCAGTTTTCATAATTGCATCCCAAGCAGTAGTTACTATTTCTCTTATACTCATTTTCTATCTTCTCCTTCCAGATGTTTTGATATATTTATTTCTTTGAACATTTTAAATTCTTCATCGAAGAACCTATGTAGTTTCTTATAATATCTTATACTCTCCATAAAAGACTTATCTATAGCTTTAATATAAATACCTGTCTCTCCACCAACACGACCATTTCTTCCTGTAGCCTGTTTAAATATAGAACCACCAGCATAAGTTTCCATATCTATTGTAAGCTTAATCTTTGATATATCTAGTCCTCTTCCTATACTATCAGTAATAGATATAATAAAAGGCTTTGTAAGTGCAAGTTCCTTTTCTCCTTTAGGTACTTCACTATGGAACTCGGCTATATGCTTTAAAGGAATATTAAAGTTTTCAATAAGAAAGTCTTTAACTATTTTACAGTTTTCAATCTTTCCGCACATTATAACTATCTTATGTCCTTTATCCATTTCATATATAGGCATAGCGTGAGTTTTTACTATATCTCTTAATGTATTCCAGAAACCTTGTGATTTCATATTAAGAGCCATGTGCTTATCAGGAACAAACTTCCCCTTATAGTTATAGCAAGTCTTTCTATCTTCTCTTGTAGGTTCTGATTTAAAACCATAGATATATGCTATTCTATTAGGTTTTTCTACATAGAAGTCTTTACCATATTTTGGTATATCCTTTATCATCTTTTGAAAAGCCGCATCATCATACTGTCCATTTTTAAATGTAGTTGCAGATAAATACAAGTTATATCTAACTGAAGTTATAAAATCAAGCTTTAGCATACTATCAACTTCAGTATCAAACTCATCGAATATCTTAAGTCCTATTTTATTTTTAATACACCATTCTGTAATAAATGGAGAACCTTGCTGGTCTATTATAGAACGAAGAGTTGCATGAGTTGTTACAAATATCTTATACCCTAAGTTTTCCTCATAAGTTGACATAAACCATTTAGAACCTCTCATTGCACATATAAATCTGGGACGAAGTTTTGTATGATTTACAAATGAACCCTTTTCTCCTGCCCATTGATTTAAAAGAACTTCAGTCTTTACAAGTACAAGTATATTACACCCAAGCTCAGACGCTATAGCTGTTGCTGTAAATGTTTTACCACGTCCTGTTGGCATATCTATTATAACCTGTGTGTGTCCAGCTTTAAAAGCCTTTAATGATAAGTATATAACTTTCATTTGCTCAGGAAAAGGTTTCTTATTAATATTGAAATACTTTGTACTATCATAAGGAAATGTAGGACCTTCGTGTATAGTTCCATATACCCCAAGCTTATTCATAAGCCAAGTATCTCCAACTCCTCTAGGAACTCTTAAGTTCTTCTCTCCCAGTATATAACAGAACGGTTCTTGTTCTTCAGTTGCATAGTTAATAGTAGATAAAGCGTTCATTAAATCTTGAGAATAATACAGTTCTCTTTTCCTATTCTTCTCATCAAAATCTATTTTATAAAAAGTTGTAAACTTAGTAATCTTCACTAAAACCACCTCAAAAGGCTGTTTTTGAAAAGAATACAAAAAAAAAATGTGTAGTAAAGGTGTGGCATTACGCCACACCAATTAACTTATTGTAATCTTTCCATCTTTGTCTACTTTTATAGTAGCTATAAGTCCATTAGAACCATTGAATTTTTGAGCAAGTGTATTATGCTTACTGTCTTCTAAATCAAGAGTACAGAATATTCCAGAATAAGAATATATTGTAGTTTGTCCAAACTTATCTACTTCTTCATACACTGCTTCTCCATCTTGGTTGAACTGACCGTTGTGTCTTCTCTCTTTAGTATCAAGAGAAGTTCTTGTAATACCTATAACTTCCATTATAGTTTCTAAGTTCTTCTTATCTTCTCTTATGAATTTAACTAGCATTAAATATCACCTTCTCCTTCTTTTGAATAAGAAAGCACAGCTTCTGCTCTACTTGCATATTCAGGTACACCCATTACATTTAGATAATCAAGTAAATAACCAAATGTAATAATACCATAAGAAGCAATAGCAAGAGATAGTTTAGTTCTTTCATTTACATCCTCTCCATTCGCAAGAGAATTATATACATATTTAGATACTGAGTTTTTAACTCTGTATACTAAGTTTTTGTATAGTTCTGTATGATATTTTACTCTGACGGATTCTGTGTAAAGTTCTCCGTCTTCTCCTGCTGTTGGGCTCTCTTCTTCCGAAGTCGGCTTATCATTATTTGTCTTATCTTCTTGGTTATCACCTTCACCAGAACCTTCAGTAGCATCCGGATTATCATTTGAATTGCTAGGCTCATCATCATTAATATTGTCGGTAACTTGGCTTTGGTCATCGTTAGTATTTGTTCCATCTTCATCTGGATTGTCGTTAAAAGCTCCATTTACATCATCATCTCCATTACCCTCTTCTCCTTTAGAAGTATTAATAAGAGACACTTCATCCGCTTCAATTTTTTCAAGTTCTTCATTTGATTTTTTAACTTCTTTTTGAACTGTAGATGCTATTACTTTTAAAATATTAGGTACAGCATCTTTATTTAGAATATCAGTTAAATCCTTAGTAGAGTCTTTAACTTCATTTTCTGTATCAGCTTCCGCTATTAGTTGTACCTTTTCTTCTTTAACAACATCTTTTAATTCTTCAAAAGTCATTAAATCATAAAGCTCTTGTAAATCTAAATCTTTATCTTTATAAGTAGATTCTATCAGATTTTTAAGTTCCTCTTCTCCTATAATATTTGGTAATACTCCTTGTAATATAGTTAAAGCGTCTACATCATTTACAACAACATTACCATCTTTATCTTTGGTAAGTTTATCTTTAATATTTTGTGGAATAGCTTTCCATACAGTAGTTGCTAAAAACACTGCATACGATTCACTATCCGCGTTTCTATAAGCTATTTCCTTTATATCTTGTAAAGCTTCTGGATTCATTTTATCCTCCTTTATATTTTAATTTTAATTATAAAACTTAGTCGTTGATACAAGTGTCTTTACTTGTAACTTAAAGCTGTTTATAAAATAATCATCATTCTTTACAGCTTTAATAACATCATTATCTTTTACTACAGGAATAGAAGCTAGTATCAAACTTCTTTTAACTACAGCATCAGATAGTAGCTCATCAACACTATCTTTATCTAATGCTTCTTTACATCTTGTGTAACTATCATCAACACAAATAGATGCCGCATAGCAGGCAACTAAATGTAATTTATTTTTATCCATCATATTATTTAAGCCTCCTTAAGTTCTTCTTTTTAATAGTTATAGGATAAGTTCCTTTTACAACTGCTTCCTTTATATAAGCCACATTCTTATCTCTAGTTAAAGGTTTTGCCTTTAAATACTCCATAAGAAGTTTTATCTCTTCAGCTTTATAAAGGTGTAAAATGTTTTCAACTTGTTTCCCAGTAAGCTCACACTTTGATATGTTATTAAAGAATACTTCTGGAAACTTAGCTATCTTAGTATTAGATATAGTAAATATATACTTTGGATATATTCTAGCCTTTCTGTAAGTTGCAAGACGCTCAATATGTTCTATATACGGTTTAAAGTATTTAGATTGCATTTTAAGCATTTCGTCACTTGGATAATGAATCTCAAGAATTATTCTAGGGTCTATAGAATACATCTGTATTGTCTCATTGAAAGCGACTAATCTGTCATCTAAAATGACAGAATACTTTTCATCTTGCATCACATCCCAGTGTACTTTTTCGATGTTATCGTTATCTTTTTGTTTGATAGAGAGCGATTTCTCATCAATTATATCAACTCCGATAGCTTTTGAAATTTTCTTTTCTGGTGTTACAAAGGATTTAATTCTCATACCAAGAGGTCTTTCTATAAGAGTTCTTTGCAAGAGTTCATCCTGCTCATATACAGATTTAAAGACCCTCATAAGAAAAGCCTTATGAGGGTTATAAGTTCCATCTCTTTCTTTCATAAATCTTGGACGAGAATCTGCTATTGGTTCTCCATGTACGGTAATCACAAGTCTTTCATCAAAGTATGGAAATAATCTTTCACTTTGAGGAACCTTTTCTATATAACTTGGAGTATACCTTTCCTTTGTATAGTTCACTCTTTCTTTAGCTTTCGCTCCTGAAAACTTAAGCATCTTTCCTCCTTAATTTCTAAACCAGACTTTTATTGCTCCTATCTTATCAGACACATATCTTCCAAACCCAGCTATATTTGCTGTAGGTGATAGTAGTGTCTTAAGTCCTTCAAGTCCTACTTTAACTTCAAGATTTTGCCACGGGAACATAGTAGCATTTACTCCAGCAAGTCCACCGAGTACAGATATATAACCTACAGCTGTTTGTGCTCTAAATCCATTTCTTGAGTGAGGCAATGCAACTATAGGTGTTAAATCCTTTACTGTAACTGTAACTGTCATATCTGTCATTATTCCATTTGCAGCAACGCTCTTTGGGTCTTTTTGTATTGCAAGAGAAGTAATCATACCAACGTCTATATTTGATATACCTCTTGCATACACTCTACATAAAAGTGGAGCTGAGAATCCAAAGTTTCCTACACTATGTATAGGTAGTGTATTTGCAAGAAGATGAGCAAGTGGTCTTAGACACTGCATAGCGTAACATTCCATCGAACCTTCAGCACAAGCAAATCTAAATGTAAATGTATGCTCTCTTGATGAAGATGAAGCATCTTTCCATATATCTGGTACTATAGTCTTTATACCCCATAGTTTACCTTTTATTATAGATTTAGCATCTGATGTTTGTGTAGGTTTATCTTCATCATCTTGCTCAGCTATAGCTTCATAAGACTTTCCTGTAAGGAATGCTAGTTCTTTCATAAGCTCAGCTCCACCAAATTCATTTATCTTTTGTCCTATCATAGACTCTCCAGTTTGGTTATCAAATGAATCATTTGAAGTTATAGGTCCATCATGATAGAAAGGAATATAAGCTTGAGTTGCATCAAGAGACATTAAAAAAGAAGTATCTCCAAGCCAAGCTTTAAAGTTTTCAACAAGTCCTTCTGCAGCCTTTTGTCCACCAGATACCCCAGTTTGTTCTAGTAGTATCCTGTGTAAACTATTTCCAACATCTACAGTTTTACCCCAATCTATATGAGCAATATCAGATGTCGCTCCATTTGTAACATAACTTGCGATTTGGCTGTTCATATTAGATATTCCAGCGAGCATACATAAGTGCTTCCATATTACATTAACGTATGCAAAGTATGTAGTTTTTGCTGGAGTAAAAGCATACAACTTACCTCCACTCTTTTCAAATATAGCTGATTGTAAACCTTCTATATCAGTTGTAGAATCTGCTCCTTCTCCAGTATTTGCTTGAGACCCAGCAAAGTTTTCTTTAGTTTCTTTTGGAACTCCGGGCAAGAATAAAGCTGTTCCGGGAGAAAATGTAACTATTTGTCCCCAAGATAAGAATTGTTTAGCATAACTTCTACCAAACTCAACTGTACCCGGTAAAGGCGGGTCATCAGTTTCTGAGAACTTAAATGGTGCTCCCATAAGAGCATTTAAGTCAAATCTTTCATCTCTTGACATTATACCTAAAGGAGAACCCATTGCTGATTCTGATAAGTAATGGTGTAAATCTTTAGCAAGTAATCTTCTGACTAAATCTGCATCTCCTTTACTTCTTGCTGGTATATCGCTTTCAGTTGCACCACGTGGAGCATTAGGTACACCGTGTTTTGCCGCACTCGAACCCGGTATTTTAGCCGCCGCTGCATGTGCTGCTGCTTTTGATGAACCTTTCCCACCAGATGATTTCCCGCCACCTTTTCCACCACCCGAACCTCTACCTTTTCCACCAGATTTCTTTCCAGTACCTGTTCCAGCTGGTAGCTCTTGTTCTTCGTACATATATTATACCTCCTTACTTAATAATTTAATGAGGTGGGACTAGCCCACCCCAATTATATTATAATGCCTGACCTCTTACTATTCTATCTACAGTTCTATAGAAATCGACAGTGTCAGGCGAAACTCCGTTCGTAACTGGTTGTGGTATTCCACCGACAGTAGTCATAATATTTCTACCGTTTACAGTAAGCTTAGAGTTGCCACCACTTACAGCATTTGCCATAACTTCAATAAGTTTAGCAAGGTAAGCGTTGGTATTTTTTACTTCTGTTAGGATAGAAGATAGTATGCTACCATCACCAATTTGTTCGTTAGTTCCAGATTTGGTCATCTTTTCTATATTAGAGTCAATAGATGATAATAAATCAGTTACATTCTTACTACTACTTTGTGCATGTTTTACAGCCTTTATAACCTTAGTTGCATCATCGAAATTATTGCTAGTAGTATTATTTATAATAGCAGGTCCGTAAGCTCCAGATTTAACCATACGCTCTACGACATTATAAATAGCTTCTCTAGCATTTCCGAATCCTTCAAACTTTGGAGCTATAAAGGATTTAACTGCACCATATCCACCTTTAACCACATCAATCGCAGTTCTAAGCTTATGTGCGACAGCACTCTTAGTCTTATAGATTAAAATAGCTTTCGCCATTCTAAGTCTCTTATCATTAAGAGTTACAGCTTCAGAATTAGTCTTCTCAGGGTCATTAATGTAAATCTTATTATTTCTTATCTCCTTACCTATTATAAAGTGAGGAGCTCCAGTTGATGACACTGTAAGAAGTATAGGAGACCTTCCAGCCTTTAGTTCAGCTAGGAATAGCTTCACTACATTTGATGTAACAATAGAAGACTGAATTCTATGTTCGGCAAGTATTGATTTGAAGTAAGACATAGGTGTTCCACTCATAGCTCCTTGCTTCATAGCAATAGCTTTTCTTACAAGTTCAGCCATATCATATTTTATATCAAGTTTATCAAGTAGCATAGCCATAACAGAAGGTCCACAACCAGCTTCTCTAAATGACAATCCACCCATTGAAAGTTTATTCCATTTAGATGAAGTTTGATTTACATGACGTATAGGTCCGTATCCAGCTGGTCCATTACCTGCTTCTAGTCCAGCCTTTTGTGATAATGTTGCTCCTTCTGTATACATCTTAGTACCTTGCTTAACCGAATAAGGATTGAACTTATCAACAGCGTATCCGGTAAGTCCCATCTCCATTGCGGCTTTCTTAGTTTGTGGATAAGCTTCAGCTGCAAATTCTGTAACTTCTCCAGCTTTCACATGTCCATCTTTATTTCTATCAAGTCCGTGGTTCCATGAATACTCTAAAGAACCTCTTGAGTAAACTACTTGGTCAGGTCTATATCCTAGCGATTTAGGATAGTGTAGTATAGCATATAAGTTATGAACGTTTGGTTCATGTTTTCCAAGTTGTGCCATAAGTTTAGGTCCAACTCTTGCTATTTGCTCCATTGGTGAGAAGTTTCTTGGGTCTTCATTTGGTGCAAATCCCCAAGCTGGTCTATACTTTGGAATTACTTGGAACATACCAGCCGCTCCACCAGTTTTATTGTAAGCGTCCTGTCTCCATCTTGATTCAGAATAAGAAATAGCTAACATATTTCTTGCGACATCTGGTCCCCACTTACTAGAAGCGTAGTTCCACATATCTTGCATTTTCTTTCTAAATGCTGGGTCTTTGGCTCTTTCTTGAAGTTTTCTGTTATCTGGAGTTCCAGTATATTCAGTACCACCGTAAGTGCCACCGCTAGTACCACCATCTCCTGAGTTTAAACTATTACCGAACATATCTATTCCGAACATAGCCCCGATACTACTTGCAAGAGCAGTAAGGTTTAAGTTCTTAATGAAATCAGCATTTCCACCAAACATTGCAGCATTTAGTGCATCTGTCATAGCATTTGATGGTCCTGCTTCATACTCACGAATATTAGATACCACTGAGTCTGCACTTTGAACTACCGCATCTGTACTAAGTGGGTCACTTCCAGCTGGTAGTGTTACATTTTCTGCAATTACAGATTGTCCATCAGCGGCGGCTTTTGCAGCGGCGTTCGGGTCTTGTCCATTTTTGATAGCTTCTTTTGCGGCTTCTATTGGACTAAGACCAACATTCTTACCAGTCATTCTATTAAACATATTATTTCCAGCTTTTAGTTTCTTCTTTTGCTCTTCAGTCATAACGCTTATAGAATCGGGAGCAGGACCATAACCAGTAAGAGGACCAGCACCTACTACATTTCCACCATCATCGGTGTATATCATCCTCTTAACAGATTCGTCTCTATCTTTACGTGCCTTTTCCTTATTCTCTTGATACCTTTTATTTCTTTCAGCTTCTTGAGCTTCGGCGTTTACTGTATTTTGTTTAACTTGTGCATTCATTCTATCAAGCTCAGCTTGTGATAAACTAGGTGCTTTTATAGCAGTTGTATCTATATCGAAAAATCCAGTATCAGTATATTTGAAACCATCTTCAAAATCTTTAGAAGCTTCTTGAAGCTGTTTCATATTCTTTTCTTGAGCTTCTCTTGCTTTTCTTTCTTTTTCGTCTTCTGCCTTTTTAAGCTCTTCCCATTTTGCATGGTCTTTATCATAGGCTATTTTTTCTTCATCATTAGCTATACAATAGTAGTAGATATTTCTAGCTAGAAACTCTAGCGGTACAACTATTGGTATCCAAGCGAAAACTAACTTCGATGAGAATATATCATAAACAGCAGACGCAAACCCTACAGCAAATCTCATTTTCCAAGATACTTTAGTAAGCCCCATTATATCTTTAGCATTCCACATACCATAGATAAAGTTACCAAGTGCAAATAAAGCATCTATTAAAAGACCTACTGGTGGTGCACCATACGCTGCAGTTCTCACTGTAGCTTCAGCTGTTCCTTGTGCTACTTTCTTTTCAGCAGCTTTTGTAGCTTTTTCCATAAGCATTTTAAATACTTTACTTAGTCCACCTTTAGCTTCTTTACCGAATAATTTCTTACCGAATGATGAAGCTCCAAATTCTGCAATCTCTTTTAAGATTTGAGAAGATATAGCTTTAAATCCTTTCTTAGCACCTTTGACTGCAAGTTGAGTAACACCAACTTTAGCACCAAGTTTTAATCCTAAGTGTGTCCAAGAAGAATAAGCCATGTTTCTTTCTCTGTCTCTATTTAAAGAACCGGTAACACCAGTCTTTTCAAGAATTTGGTCTTTCCATTCGACTAAATCTCCAAAAGCTCCATAACCAAATGCAGGTCTGTCTCTTGAAGGTTTATCTTTGAAATCTTCTTCTTTATTATCTTTAACTCCCAAAAATTCAAATAGTTTATCCTTCAGTCCACTAAGAACATCGAATAATTTACCTAATATGCCACTTTTCCATAAACCGAAACCTAAAGCTCCTATTCCTAGTAGTTTTTCCCACCAAGAAGTTTCTTTCTTTTCTTCAGCTGGTTTACCTTCCCCGTCAACATAAGCGATTGCTTGTTGAGCTTCAGCGTCTTGCTTTTTATCAATCTTTGCATACTCTTCTCCAGATTTCATATTAGGAGACTTTCTTCTTCCAGTTAGTCTTTCCCAAGTGCTTCTACCTGACCTTATAGCCTTTTGTATAACACCAGCACCCGGACCTAATTTCTTTTCTAAAGATTCAGTGTATTCTAAGTCAACCGCACCAACAGCTTTAACAACTTCAACAACTCTTACGCTATCTAGTGTACCACCAACAACGAAGACTTCTTGAAGTGCTGCTTTACGCTTCATACCAAATAGTCCCAGAATAGACCTACCTACAAATCCAGCCAAATCAACAGCTTTTGTTATAAGCCAACCTATACCTTTTCCTATAGTCTCTACCGTCCACTTAATAGTAGAACCGATAGCTTCTACTCCCCATTTAATAAATTGTCCTACACCTTTTACAGCTGTCCACACAGCTTTACCTACACCAGCCATAATATCTTTTAAGTGAGTTACAGTATACACAATACCATCAAATAGACCTTTAACCGCCATTCTAAATACAGTACCAACACCCTTTACAAATCCTACAGCTATATCTTTAAAGAAGCCTACAACATTTTTAAATGCTCCATAGAATCCTTTAATCATATTAAGACCCAGATTAAGCATTGGTTTTACTATCCTAGACCAACCTTGTTTGAATATCCATTTAGGGAAATTCCATAAGAATAATTTAAATGCTCCAAATGTTTTCTTAGTAGCATCCCATATAGGTTGTAAGAATTTAGTATATAAGAAAGACATTATTTTACCCGGTAAAGCTTTAGCTCTTCTCCATTGTCTTTTAAACCAGTTTCCTAGTTTTGAGAAGTGTCTATTCTTTATATCCTTATCTCCAAATCCCGGTATATCTCCATGAACTTTTACAAGTATTCTTTTGATATACTCAGCATTATATGCAAGAGATGAAGTTTGAAGCTCTATCGTTTCTTTAAGTCTTATAGCATCTTCTTGATACTTCTTCTTCCAATCTTTAAGCATTATGTATAAGTCTGACTTTTTACCAGTCATATACTCAGCCGCTTTCTTTTTAGAAGTTGCTCCTAGAAGTTTTTCCTTCGCAGAAGTTGCAGCTCCTACGACTCTGTCTTTTGCAGAATTGTATAAACCTTTTATTTTAGATATAAGACCGGGTTTAACTTTAGAACCATCGGCTTCTAATATCTCATCAGCATCTGCCGTATCAGAGGCTTTAGCATTTGCTATATTTCCTTTTGCTTTATTTATTAAATCTTTTACTGTTCCTACTATACCATTCATACGAGCTTCTTTAGCTTCGTATACCATCTTTTGTGGGTCTATAACTTCTGCTTCTTTAGTTATAGGAACACTTGGTGCACCAGTTGCAACTTGAGATGAAGTATCAGCTTTTCTATATAGATAAACTGCTCTTCTTGCTTTTGCTTCAAGTAAATCTACAGATACAACCATATTCTTTCTTCTTGCTGGGTCAGAATAATATGCCATTCCACCTTCAATTCTTCTTACTACTAAGTAGTGAAGATTGTCAGTTTCAAAATCATCAACTTCGACTATCATTATAGTATCTTTCTTCAAAATCTTTTTCATAGTCTCAGCTTTAGGATTTTTCATGTATCTTGCACCTATACCGAACTTACGACAGACTTCAAGCATAAATTCAGGCGATACACCATCTCTTGAACCTACCCAACCAAATGACCTTTTTGCGAGCATTGCAGGTTCTACCTTAGTATCAAGTACAGCTGATATTGCTTGAGCAAGAGCGGCAAGTCCACATAGAGTTGAGTTACCCATAAATGCACCGAATATCTTAGAAGTTATTTTATTTTGATTAAAATAATACTTAGTAGCTGTATCCCAGATACCTTGTCCTGATTTTCCTTCTTTATCCTTTTCATCTTCTTCTTTTGCCTTTTGTGTAGCTTCTTTAGCAGCCTTTTCATTAGCGTCTCTCATGGCTTCTTTCGCTCTCATCTTACGAAGAGTTTTCTTATCTTTATCAGATAATGTACTATCAGCCATAATCTCAGTAAGAGATTTATATTTATTAGCATTCCATAATTTTTCTTTAGCTGACATATTAGCTTTATATTCAGCTTTCTCAGCAACTTGTGCATTTGATGAACCATAGTTACTAGCAAATACAGTGCTATCAGTTTGACCAGTAATAAGAGTTCTTAAGCCTTTAAATGGTGCTGCTATTATCTTTCCTAAGAAACCAAATATTCCACCAAATATTTTCTTGAAGAATCCTGCAACTGGGTCAATAACCTTTTCTTTCATTTTAGAAAAGAAAGGTTTTACGAAGTCTGCTGTAAATGAACCTGTAAGTTTATCTCCAAGTCCTGTAAAGCTTCCAAGTATCTTAGTTGCTGTATTTGACATAAAGTCCTTTATTGGTTTAAATGTTGACTTAAGTGGCTCCCACACATCAAGTTTAAACCATCTTCCCATAGACTTAAATCCTTTTGAGAAGAAACCAGTAACCTTTTCTGTCATCTTTGTAAGTATACCTTTCTTACCAGATTCCTTATCTCCTATCATCCAAGTCTTTAAGTTTGACAAGAATGAACCTTCTTCAGTTCCAAATAAGAATTTCTTAAATCCTTTTGACTCTCCAGCTATTGATATAGCAAGTCCCGCAAGAGCTGCATTAACTGGACCTATAAATCCTAATGGAGTTGCAAGAGACAGTATTCCCGAAATACCAGCTATTCCTCCACCTACTACTAGAGTAGATTTTAAAATTCTACCAGTCTTTTCACGAAGTTCTTTTGCTTTCTTATTATCTCCAAATAGCTTATCGAATATATTATTCTTATAAGCGTATATTCCAGCACCAAGTGCAATAGCTCCTAATGCTATGGGAGACGCAAGTCCTGTCATACCAATTAAAGGTCCAACCATTGATTTCTTTAAAGTCTTAAAGATACCAATACCTGCAACACCTATCATTGCAGCTTTTGATACATTCCAAATAGTTTCCTTATTCTTTTCATAAAACTCTTTAGTTTTAGCTATACCAGAGCTTGTAGCATCTTTTACCATATCTCCAGCTTTAGACGCATAGTCCTTTATAGTCTTTTTAGCATTATCAACCTTTTCTCCAATGTCTGTTGCTGTTCCACCAGTTGCAACATCTGTAGCTGTTATCTTCGCATCATTTATAGCATCTTGTACAGATTCTACTTTCTCATCTATATCTATACCAGTTTTCTTTTTAAACTTACCTTTAAACTCTTCAAGCTTCTTTTTAAATTCAGATGAGCCATATAATATAGCTTTAGCTTTTTTCGTTCTTTCATCTTCAGAAAGAGTCGGGTCAGTTAAAACATCTGCCATTCTTTCTTTATCTTTTTCAGTTACATTAAAGTCATCAAGTTCTTGATTGAATACTTCAGTTGCAAGTTTACCTGATATTATTCTTTCAATTTTTCTTTGATGTCCGATAATAGCTTCAAGTTCGTATGGTGATGTCTTCATAAGGTTTTTATAGACTTCGCTTTCTTTTAACCCTAACTTGTCTCCAAGTTTAGTATCAGCTAAGTCTTTTAAAGCATTTGCCATATTAGCTTTAAATAAACCTAGAAGAGAACCCATATTGTCTTTTATAAATTCTCTTGTAAGAGCAATCTCATCATCTGACATTGTAGTTCCAAATATATTTCCTACTTTACCATCTTTTCTTGACATGTCTACAATGTTTTCTCCAGCCATAGGGTTTTGGTAGTCAAATGTCATCTTTCTACCTTTACCACCACCGAACCCGACTACAGCTCCTTGGTCTAGTAAGTCTGAACGGTTAAACATTGCTATTCCACCATTCATACGTGCATTTTGTGCATAATCCACATTGTAATTATTTCTATCCCATACATAGTTCTTAGTAGACTTATTAATAGACCAGAAGCTATCAGATGTATCTTTATTAGTTTCTGCTTTATACATTAAGTCTCTAAGTTTATAGAAATCTGATTCTGAAAGTTGGTCGTCTTTTAAATCCATGTGTAGCTTAGCATCATTATAGTTATGATTTTTAAGTGTAGCTATATCGTATCCTGATTTAGACATGTTTTCCATCATATACTTTGTAAGCTTTAAGAATCTTTCTTCATCAAGATTTTTTCTATCGTCGTCTTTCATATTCTTTTTAAGAATTTCAGCAAGTCTTTCATATTCATAGTCAAGCTTAGGACGATTGTCTTGGAACTCTTGCTTAGCTTGAGATATAGTTTTAAATACACCTTTATTATAATCATATACAGTTCTTTCTTTACCAGAAAGAAGTGATACCATAGATGATAAGTAAGTAGGGATTACATTGACGATAGCCTCTCTTGTTGCACCATCAAAGAATACCTTTCCCGATTTGTCGTACTTATCTGTCGCAACCTTATCTAAAGATTCAGGTTTAACCATAAGTGCTTTACCAACAGCTCTTGCTGTTGCGTTAGATGATAAGCTCATAGTTTGAAATTGTCTATTTGCAAAGTCTTGAGTTGAACCTACCATTCTTTCTATCTTTTGAGAGAACTTATCAAGTCCAAACCATTTATTCAATTTACCTTCAATAACGAAGTCCTTAATGAACTTAAATGGATTTGCACCCATAGTCATAAGAAGCATAGGTAGCATAGCTTTTGCAAGTCCAAATGCACCTTGAGTCTTTTCCATATCTATTGCACGGAAAGCTTCTCCCGCTGCAGATTTACCTGCAGTCAACATATCTCCCTTTCTTATTGCATTATACCATTCAGGAACTCCTCTTTCTTTCTCATCTTCCTTTTTATTAATCTTAGGAAGCATATAATCAGAAAACATTTCCTTCATTGCTTTATGTTCAGTAAGCATTTCAGTTTGAAGTGCAACCAGCTTTTGTTGTTGTACTAATTGCTCTTTAGCTGTCTCTGCTATACTTTTTAAATATCCTTTATGCTCTATAACCTCAGCCTTTAAATCAGCAGTTGCTGATACAATAGTTTGGTTTATAGAGTGAGCCGTTTTAAATAGACCTTCTACAGTTGCATTTATAACAGCATTAGAAGAAGCTTTTGATGCACCAGTCATAGATTTCGCTAGTTTACCAACAGCACCAAATGTAGCCACATCTCCACTATAAGATTTCGCAGGCTCAGAACTAGCCTGTTGTGGGGTACCATCCCCACTATCGTCATAGAAAAAATCTCCACCTGATGAAGATGTATCAAAATCAAAGTCAAATGCTGACTCATCAAATCCAAATAAATCATCATCAGATTTATAAAACTTACCAGTTCTTAATCCTTCAAACGCATTCTTTGTTAAATCTGAAGCAAATTTAAAAAGAGCAGTTTGTTTTAATCTATTTTTAATTCCGTTAAAGCCGGAAGACTTTTTGCTGTTTACAACCTCTTGATATCCATTTTTAACATCTGAAGCTGTATTTATTGTATTCGTAAAATAAGATGAGGCTAAATCATTACCAAGATTTCTCATACTCATTTTGGCGTTATACATATAAGTAGACTCTTTTTTACCAGCCATTTATTATACCTCCTTTGCAGGTTAAAACTAAGAAAATGTTCGTAAACGGCAGTTATGGTGGGGATAAACCCCACCAATATATATTTATTCTTCTCCACCATTTGTACCTAAACTATCCATAAATGTAGCCTTATGTGCTTTCCATTTTTCTTCTATTGCTTCTAGTATATCAGTATGGTCATACGCTGGGAATAACTCTTTAACGATTTCTCTTTTTATGAATAGCTTCTTTTCAGAAGGTATTTCAGATTCTTCCCCATAATACATATTAATCATATTATTTACAGTTTCATTAAACTTTTGAGCATTATCATTACTGATATTAGAAGTTAAAAGCTTAGGAGCTGGGAATGTAATATCAACATAGATATCCTCTTCTCCAGTTTCATATCTTGCTATCTTAGTTGCAAGTTCTGAAGCCATAGGTTGATAGTGAGCTTGTAAGTCAGTTATCATCTGAGTAAGTCTACCATCTTGTGCTATAATAGATGTAGCATAGTCATAACTCTTTTCAGCTTGGTTTAAAGATGATAAAGGGAAACCTATAATATTTTCTATAATATCTTCAAGCTGTTTCATAAAGTCATCATTTGAAGTATCATACTTTTGTCCCTCTATTCTTTCAATAGAGAATAGCTCATTTCCACCTTTATCAACTGGTATTAAAAGTCTTCCAATAGTCGCCATAGATTGATGTACTCTTGTAAAGTCTGTAAGCTCAGAAGGTAATGGAAATAAATCTGTAAATATTTCCATAGCATCTTCTCTGTCATTAAATAAAGATTGAGCAAAAGTAGTTTTATATTTTATAGCAAGTTTATCCTTTTCGTAGAATAACTTTGTCATCATTTTATCTTGTTGTAAAAGTGTCCAGAATAGAATAGGGATTCTTGCATATAAAAGCTTAGATTTTCCTATACCATTATTTGACTCTTCATTTTGGAAAGGAACTAAATACTTTCTTGGTATAAATCTTACCCTAAATTGTGATTGGTACATATCGTGCTCTTCAAGAACTTTCAATATACTTCCAAGTATTCTTCTATTCTCAGTTATGAAGTTTGTATCCATGTGAGATTTTAATATATTAGAAAGTCCTTCTATTATATCCTTTCTTACTAAAGGATTATCTCTATAATCAGCACTATCAGATATCTTAGACGAACCTATAACGTTATTTATATTATGAACTTGTGTTTTATTTAAAGCGTAATCCATATAAGTATCTATATGGTAAACTCCTATAAGTTCTTTATTAACTATAACAGGATGAGTTCTTTCATCATCAAGCTCTTGTATATAACAACCAGCCATATCTTTTATTCTTGCTTTTCTTTTAGATTTAGCACTTTTCTTAAGCTCAGATAAAGCTTTCTTAAATTCAGCATTTGTCGCATCATCAGCTTCTCCATAAAATGTGGCGTTTCTTAAAGATTTTGCTTTTGTCTTATCAATCTGAGATGTAAAGAAAGACTCATAGTTATTTTTACCCATAAGTTTATTGTGCATGTGAGATAGTATGTATTCTCTATGTCCTACAGAATACGGAGATTCTGAGAAGAATTGAGATGCCATCATTTCTATTCTCTTTTGTCTTTCATTTGTATTATATGGTCTTGCATAAGATTCAGCATATAGCTCATAAGTATTATTATATTTACCAAGTCCTAAAGCGTCATCTACAGCATCATATACAACTGAAGATAGTTCATTTCTTTGTGCTATAGTTCCATGTGTAAAACATTCTCTATACATACGAACAAATGAACCCGGTATTACAGTTTTACTAACCATACCATTTTCACTTTCTCCATAAAATGTCACGTCATACTTATCAAGATTAGTTTGAGCCGAAGCATATATATTCGGAGTTCTAGTGCCATTTATATTATTCATCTTACCTTCTATAAGTTGCTTTGCTTCTTTATTAGTTTTCCCATCTATTCTATCAAGTAATTTATTTGCTACATCTTGTAAAGGCATAAGCTCTATATTTCTGTATCCTATTTCAAGAGAAGCAAGTATACAATCTTTTATATGCTTATAAAGACCCCTTTCTTCAAGTATAGCTTCAATATCAGCTTGAGTGAAAGCACTATCTGTCTTTAAATATATATCTTGTATTATCTTATCTTCTGAGTAGTTATCAGGAGACAATATAAACTTAGTCAGATTAAGAAATGTAGTATGAAGTTGAGGCATTTGAGTAAGCATATAGTTTGACTCACGGATAAGTCTAGTTCTCTCATTATAAGGCATAGAGTTTACATATCTTTCTCCAAGCTTCTCCATAGTCTCAACAAACTTAGTTTCTAAGTCTGTTTCTTTTCTACCACTTCTTATTTTAGCATCTATAATATTTCCATTTCCACTTGTATTTTGAATGGAGTTACCACCGAAGTTAAATCCGACGTCATCTGAACTATCCATCATTGTAGATAAATCAGGAGTGATACCATATACTTTATTCGTAAGCTTATTGCGAAGTTTAGCATATTGCTCATCATTTTCGTTTCTATTAAGCGGCATTATAATTCCTCCTTTTGTATTAATTTTTAACTAAAGGGGTGTTTGTGATACGGGCAACTGCCCGTATCTTAACTACATCTTGTCGGATTTCCGAATATATTTGCCATATTAAATACCTTCATTGTATATGTTCTACGCCTTTCCTTTTTTCTATTATATATTATATACGTGAGGAGATAGAACTAATTAAAAAAAACCAAATCTTGTTTTATTATACATTTAACTACGTGTGCGTCACACTATATGATAGTTCTATCTTCTCTTATATTTTTTTTTTATCTTCTATACTGCAATGTCTTTGATAGTATTCTTATTTTAAATTCTCCAAACTTAGGTACTTTAATAGAATACTCAAATTCAAATAAGTTATTATTGTATACTGATACATACACATCTTCATCAGTTAAGAATATATGAGTTCTTCCTGTAACATCTATAAATCTATCAGCAACCTCTATAGTCTCAATAGTATAGTTATTATTCTGAATACGATTTACAGTTTCTTTAGGAAGTCTTTCTTTTACATATATACCAAGCTTTGGAAATCTATGCGGTTTTAGATAAGTTGACATATCAGAATAGTATTTACCATCTACTTTAAATATATATCCATCTTCATCATCTTTTAATGTAAATATATCTCCTAAAGATTTATATTTAAAATTACTATCAGGAATAAAGTCTATCTCATATAAAGAACCATTTATGAGCATATTAGACATATTATTTTTTATATGAAAATATCCTAAGGTAGATAGTATCCCAGCTTTAATATCTGATGCGTCTATCTTTACATTATCAAGCTTTGCAAGTATCTTTCTTACTATCTCAGCTTTCTTAAATCTATCATCATCAAGATGTAAAAGTTTTCCATCTTCATGCTTTCTAATCTTAGGAATATTAACTTCAATATTATAGAACTTAGAAGCTATCTCTTTTGCAGATGGAAGATTAAAGAATGCTTCTCCTATTTCATCAAGCTCTTTAGATATAAGTGCTTGAGTGCATTTCTCAACTTTATTTGTATCTTTATCTACAGTTTCTATTCTACCATCTAAACTATCCTTAGATACATTTGTATGCTCTATTATCATAGGATACATAGATACAGCGTCAGCGTCCATCACATATCTTAAGAATTTATTATTTACCAAATCTTCTAAGAACGGTGTCATATTCTTTTTAAACTTATTTGGGTCTGAGCAAAGTCCACCAGCTATTTGTATTCTATTTGTAAGTACATCATAAGTTGACTCTATTGCTTCATCAGCTTCACGAAGTCTCTCCATTATAGCTTCAGCTGATTCATTCTTTGTCATAATAAGCTTATTAACATCGTTTGCCATAATATAACCCATTCTCTTACATAGATGATAGAATGTATTAGTAACTGATGTCATTGGAGAGAATACTCTTCCGTATTCAGTTCTTACAATAAATCTTCTTGTAATAAGTGAGTTTATATCATCTGTCTTCATATCAAGAAAAGCCATATCAATAACGTCAATCATGTTATACATAAGATAAGTTATGAAATCTAAATAAGGAAGTCTTCCAATGAAGTCTGTTATATGAGCATAAGATAATTTACCAAATCCAAGTTCAAATTTCGCAACAGCGTCTAAAGACTCTCTTTCAAGTTGGTCTTGAGGACGAAGACCGAAGTAAGTTATTTGTGAGCATATTATCTTTGTGTATGATGCTGTATCATAATTATGTCTTCTTTTAGCGGCTTTTGGGTCTTCGTTAAAGTAATTGAAATAAAATGTATTACCTACATCTTTATGACAGAATAACTTTGACTTATCTATACCAAGTTCTTCGGCTCTATACTCAGTATGTCTTATATCGTATACAGCATTATATATTCCTAAAAACATCGGCTTGAAGTTATATATCATATCATGCCAAGAAAACTCTATCATCTTCTTTTCTTCTTTAAACCAATGTATTACAACTTTCATTTCTTCCACAAGCTTTATAAACTTAGGAGCAAGTAGCTGTCTTGCTTTCTCTCCCATTTGAGCGTCATTTATATGCTCTATAAGCTTCGCTTTAAAATCACTCACAAACTTAGCTTCATCTTTTATTATTTCATCTTGTCCTTTAAAATCTTTTCTTATAATAGAATATACAGAAGCTGTATTTGTATGAGCATCATAATAGGTAGAGCATATTATAGGTTGTAATCTTTCTTCATCTATATTTAATACATCAGTTTCTATATCGTAATAACCCTTTTTAATATTCTTAATAGGTGGTAAGTCATTATAATCTTTAACGCCATCTTTTTCTTCATATCCTAAACTATCAAGATAACTCATAATAGTTAAATCTTCTATTGGTAAGTCTGAACCTATACATCTTCTATCTAAAAAGATATGGTCATACTTTATCTTTCTTTCTTTTAAAGCTCTCCTAAAACTATCTCCTTCTCCTAGTATCTTTGCAAGTTCAAATCCTCTCCATTTATACGAAACTCTATGTTCATCTAAATCATTTAAGTTCATAGTTTCTCTATAGTAATTTGGTACTTCTCCTTTTACAGTATATACAGATACTTTAGGTTTTTGTATCTTCTTCACATATTGCTCCCCAGTTTCTGTATTATACATAAGTAAATTGTAAACATCATTTTCTTTATCGTAATATGAATTATAAAATAAATCTTTCATTCTAAATCACCTCTATATATCGGTTTCGTATCCTCGCAAAATAGTCAAAAACACGAAGATATTAGAAGTTATCAAAAAGGAGGTTTTATTTATGATACTTTTTCCTAGAAAAACTAGAGAAAATTCTGATACCTTTTCTACTTCATATTTCGGCGGTAAGGTTGTCTATGACGGTTCACAAAAGCAAATGTCTGAAATGGAAAAGAAGTATCAACCTTATATAGCTAAAATGAACTCCCTTATCAAAGAGATAGATACCGAAATAAAGAAGTCTGAAAGAAGAACTAGAGAAATACTAGAAGCATTTCCTAAGAAAGTAGAAATAGAAACAGAGTCTACAAAAAATAGAACTTCTCTTTATACAACCAAGATGAATGCTATTAAAATGATAATGGGTGCAATAAAAGATATTAAGGATACAGAACTTAAAGAGCAAAAGATGGTACATGAAATGACTGGTAAGGTTGTTGATGTGAAAGGTGGTAATACGATGATGAAAGCATCTATTGCTGGACTTATAGATTCTCAAATGAATAGAGAACCTAAAGCACTTGCAGCTATTCCATCTTATGGTGGAACTGTACTTGGTTCTACTACAAGCACGATACCTAGAGAAGCTGAACCTACTTATCCTGAAGTAGAAGAAAGAAATGAAAATGGAGAAGTTGAATATTCAGGAGTTCCTGAAGCTAAAGCTGGATTTACTTCATTATTCGGTAAAGTAGAAAAACCCGATTCATCTCAATTCTTACAAGGTAATTCTGAGATAAAGGATTATGACGCTATGGATAATAGATTTTCGTATGCTGCTGCTCAAACTGGACTTAGAAATAAGTTTATAAATAATACTGAAGTTAAGTGTCACTGGGACGATAATGAGAAGATAGGTTGGCTTAGAACTTATGATAAAGATACAGGTAAGATAGCCTCAGAAGAAGCTTTAATTCCACCATCTTATCACGGTGTACTTAGTGTAGTAAACTCAGGTGGTATGCAATATGCTTTATCGGAAACTGAAGAAACTTATGACTTAGTTCCTGATACAATAGCAAACATTCCTGAAGGTATTAAAGAAGACTTGTTAAATACATATAAAAGACAAGACTTAAAATAATTGATTGGGCTTTACGCCCAATCATATTTCTTGCATATCAAAACCAAACTTATCATTCATAAGTCTTACTAAGTAATTATATCTTTTAATATCCCACTCATTTTCAAAGCTACCATTCTCTTTTATAAATTCTTCTCTATAATCCAAAAGTCCATGTATTATACCACTTAATACTATCATACCCTCAGTAAAAGGCATATCGTCTATCTTCTCAGTTATAGCATTTGTAATACCTCCTATAAGGTCTACAATGACTTCATCTTGATGTGTTATCTTATTTCCTAATGTGGGTTTGTCTTTTAATTTCATAATATCACTCTCCTATAGAAAGGTTACAAAAAATAAGGGAGAACTAGCTCCCCTATAATTCATCTATTTACGATAACTAATACAGCTATCATAAATACTAATCCAACAGTGATAACTTGGAACTCACTATTGGAAAATAGTTTTAGCAGCTTCTTCATAGTATTCCTCCTTTGCACGAAATACTTTAAAAAATAAAGGTGAGGAATGAACCCCACCAATATTTTATTGCATTTTAGCTATACGAATTACATCATACATAATTCTGCATACAGATATAAGTATTATACCTGTAAGCAATGCCATAAGGTTAAAGTAAACCACTCTAACCTTATTAAACTTTTTATGTCTACTTTCTCTCAATACTTTACATTTTTGAGAGTGGATATGTTTTGCTTTCGCAACTTCATATCCTTTCTTTATTTCTTTTTGGAATGGTATTTCCATCCCGTTCATAACTTCTGAATTTAATTTTTCTTTTAACATAGTGCTACCTCCCGGTTTAAATTTAGACAGCGAACTCTCAAGTCTTCTTGAGTTTGTTCTTGTCTTCTA